GGTACCTACTACAAATTTTATTCCTGCTTCTTGTCTAGCCATTCTGTGTATTCCTACCCATAGGTGGAAGATCAGATCCTTGAAAAGCCGGTACATTTGGAGTATTACCCATATCTGATGATGAACCTTTACCTTTCTTCATCTTTTTAGTAACTCTTTCCATTCTAATCCTCTCATATTGATTTCTTTCAGATCTAATAATTGTAAAAGATCTTAATAGTGCTAATGGCTGATCCCATAAACCTCCATCAAAAGGCAATACATGATATTCTCTAGAAGCTTGCTCCGCCTCCATTAGATATACGTGGTAAGGGTCTACCATAGCAGTAGGGCATACTTCTAAGGGTTGAGAAAAGTATAGTCTCAACGCCTCAAAAGGTGGTATACTAGGTAGAACAGTTTCTATTCTATCTAGTTCTTCAAATATTCCATCCATACTAAGAACCTTTGTATCTTCTCTTACCGGAGTTTGAGAAGGATTCTCTTCGTCAAAAATAGGAACCTGAAAGGAGTATTCCTCCTCCCCTGGATATTTATTTAAATAACAAGCTCGACCTTTATATAACTTATTAGGAATACAAAAGTCACAATCATAGTTATTTAACCTTGCTCTTTTTTCACTTTTCCAGAGTTGGAAGTAGCTTGTGAGTTGGAGCTTTTTTTTTCTCCCTCAGACAAGCGGCTAAGATTATTAGCAACTTCCATTATTTCTAAGAGCAAATCAGATGAAACATCTTGAGCTACTCTTTTCAACGTTTCAGGATCTTCTATTGTTGTGAAAAGACCTTGCTTCTCTAAATCCGGAAATTGATCAGAAAAATAAAAATTTTCAATTTTAATAACTATATCCAGAAATTCCTGAGAATCAGCATTATCTAGTTTAGTTACATTCAATTCCCTATAGCCTTTACGGCCATCTCTACCAGCAGAAGCATATCTGGACATTGAAACATTGGCTTGATGCCCTGTTTTCGGTCTAATCCAAATAACCGTCTGGTTTTCTTTTACTGTACGTTCCTCTTCAGGAATATATGGTATTGCTGTTCTTGAAACACCTTTAATTGCCATGTTCCTTCTCCTTTTTATTTTTGGCTTGCTCCTTAATAGGATGCTGCCTTTTTAAGTGAAGAGTATACTCCGGTTCCTCCCAACGAGTTACCGGAGTAATACTCACATTATCTTTCTTAGTTAAGAAAGACAAGTTCATTTATGACCTATCCAACAGTGTTGCGTCATACATTGCATATAATGCTACTGCATCATTTGCCTTAGTACCCGCTCCTGAAAAGGTTACGTCAATCATTACTTCATTGTCTCCAGATACTTCATAGTCAGTAACGCGAATGTTAGCCACAACACTAATATAATTCTTAGGGCTTGTGGTTCCTGTATCATTCTTGTACTTATCTATATCAGTGTAACTTTGAAGTCGATAATCATTTCTTGGGTCTTCACCTCTAGTATTGGATGTTCCCCAATACCAGCAAACGTTCATCTGTTGTCCATTTAAGAATCGATCAATCATGTAGTTTTTACCTACAGCTGTGGTTCCGAAGGGCATTTGAAATGATCCTTCAACTCCCATTCTTCCGACAATAGCATTTGAAGCAACATCATCATTATAATAATTAAATATACAATTATTAGTAATGGTGAAGGATGCTGAAGGTACATTAATTACTCTCCATTTAGCGGGAGTAATTGTAATTGACCTTCCATCCGTTAGTGCACTAAATGCATGACCAGTTGCAACGGTTGCATCAATAGTCAAGAGGGCTGTAGTTGTTACGTCAACAGGATAAACCCCATCATTACTAGCTGACCCTTCAATTATAACTACATCTGCAACATCATAACCCTTAGCATCGAGAAAGGGTGTTGAAGCGCAAGCAACAGTGGTTGTTGTAAAAATACAATCTGTCTGTGTATGTTCAACAAAAGCATTGGTTTCATCCATTCCGATTGGATCCAAGATTGCAAAAGTTGAATCTTGAAATTTCAATGGAACAGTATCCGGGAATGAATTACCTAATGTAGTAGCGTGACTACTAAGATCAAGTTGTTCCCATTTTGCTCCATAGATTGTCGGTTCAATACTCAAAACTCCACCTGATTCACCAGATAAGGTCAATGTGTGACAAAGACCTCCTGATACTTTTAGATCGTGAGGATCATCAGTTGATCCACCCAGTAATCTAACAAACCAAGCAAAATCAGAACAATCAGCCGAGGTGTATGGAGTACAAGCTGTTCTAAATAAAACTTCCCCATTTGAAGTTGGTGCCGCTTCTGAATGGCCAGATTGAAACAAAAGTTTCGCAAAGGCTGAAACATTATAAGCATCACCCAAAAGGGGTAGTGTAAATTGAACCGCTTCTCCAGTCTGAACAACATTGTATTCAGAACCTTGCCTAGTTGATTTTCCTGTAGCTTGTTCTGTGTCTAGTGATCCGCTGGGAGCTTTAAAGTTAGGGTGGTCTGTTAAAGCAAGACTAAAACGCCCGTTTTGACCTGAAGCATTTGCCCCGGTTCCAGTACCCCAGATACCAACATCTGCAGTAGCTACGAAGTTTGGGTCATTAGCGTCACCTAAATGGTCTACGAGAGTAGTATTCTCCACATCCATTTGCATAGCGTAGACATCTTGCCATATAGTACGAGTTGCCATATTAACTCCTATTATTTAAGTCTAAGATCTTGGCCATCGATGGGTACCTTACTTTTGACATGTTATTATTTATTTTTTTTCCTTGGCTTTTGGTTCTTCTTCGACTATTTCACCTACAACATCGGCAACACCGTCACCATCTATGTCTATAGCTACTTTCTTAGAAGACTTTACCTTCTTTTTTGATTCTTCTTCCTGAACGATTATAACATCGCCTGGATAAATATATTGTTGCCAATTTTGCTCTATCTCAACGGGTCTCCCCTTAGAAAGAGCTTTCTTAACACTGCGTGGGATAACTGCGTGGTTTCCCATATAGCGTATACCATCGGTCCGGTTGAGTTTAGCCTTTACAGGAACTGTGTATTTACTCATGAGTATCTCCTCATATTATGCCGCAGCTAGTTTTTCCCAGGAATCAGCTTCAAATTGAACTGATGACCCGAACAAAAGTTCTGCTCCAGCGGTTAATTGACCATAAACAATGCCTCTGTAATCAACATTGTAAACAGACCCATCTAGATCTGCATTAGCAAACAATGTTTGTCTAGCCCTATCGGCCAATAAAACGTTTCGTTTTAAAGCAACTTGCTTATCTTTCATCTTAGTAAAAACATTTACTGCAATATCTCTTTTTACAGAATCCATTCCAGTAAATTTATGCGTCCTTACCTCTTCAATAATATCTACAAATATAATGGGGTATCTTGGATTTGGGGGTAAAGCAAAGCTCTTTAAACTTTTAACATTAGATAGAATAGCACCAGGTCCAATTCTTTGAGCCTTTAAAATATTAACAATCTTATCCATTAGAGTTTTAGTATCTGTACCACTTGTTGCACATCTTCCCACCCTTTTTCCTCCTATATCGGGAGTAGGATCATCATAAGAATGAACATCAAATTCTAAAGAGGAAGTATGTAAAAATCCATTCCTATAAGGAACAGGTTTATCACTTGAATCAAACAATGTCATTTCAACATGTACTGCTGTATTAATTCCCCCTGATACTCTATCGGGAATTTGATAATCGGGAGCATTGACCTTAAAAATATCTTTTACCTTTTCTTGAATACCAATAGCTTGTCTCATTGAGGTTTTAGAATCCTTCTTCTGAGCAATAACCTCAATTCTAATTTTTCTAATATTATGTACATATCCCGCTGTAAAGCCTGCAACCCGTTCTTCAATAGGTACTATAGCAATACATGGAAATATAGAAGGGTTAATAATAGGACCAAAATAGATCTTCCTTAAACTAGGGAGAGTTCCATTAGGCTTTATTTCATCCTTAATATGGGACCTAACATCTTCAATTAGATCCAGCATGTTTGTACTATTAGCTGTAGCCATTTCGTCCTTCCGACGTTTTAAATAACGTCAAACTAGAGTGTAATGATCTATCTACTAAATACCAGTACGTGGATTCCAATCGGGATCCGGGTACTTAGTAGCATCATTACCGTATTCGTCGATTTCATAATCGAGCTGTATGGGATTAATGTCCCTTTTGGTAAGACCTTTTTCAAGAAAGGCAGTGCCATTCCGAAGCATCCGAATTGTTTGTTTATACTTCTCCCCATACTTTTCAGCAGTGGCAGAAGCATCGGGTACTTCTTCTGTGTAAATTGTGTCTAATATGTATTGAGCAGTTAACAAAGCACTCAAGTGCGTTAACAAATGCTCATGATTATAAATCTTTAAGTAGTGTACATCCCCATTAAAAAATGCCCCATTCCATAAAGCATTATTGATAACAACAAAGGTATCAGTAGTAGTAAAAGCACCAGAGGTAGTCCCTGATCCTTGACTTCCAGTCAAATCACCTTCCACTGAAAAAGCGGTAGTTGAAGAATAGGTGATCTTATATACTTGGGTATAAATAGACGCCCCGGTAGATACCGCTATATCATTAGTACCATTAGTTAGTAATAATTTACCAGCGGCTGAGTTACCGTAGCGAGCTATAGGGGTAACTGCATAAGGAGTAGTAGTTGAGAGAGAGTCTCCAAAATAGGGGCGTAATTCTCCACGTAATTGAGAATCATTCCTGATAATCATTTCACGTATTGCTTCTGGTGATAGGACCGGAAAATTCTGGTCCTCATCATCATACAATTGGGGTACTAAATCAACTATATCTAAATAAGTACAGATTGCGTCTTGTTTTATAGCCATAATTCTATTTCGATACCTTTATTCTTCTCGCTTTCGCCCCATTAGGAGTTGGTTATATGCGACAATTAGCATAACCGCTAATGGGTCGAATACAAATATCAGTGCAAATATAAATACATTAACCACTACCTCCATAGGTACATCTAAGTTTTTAGATATGAACATTGCGGGCCCAACATCAGTCCCCACCTCCAATACTTCCCCTCTTAAGATACCCAGGTTTAATTTAGCTTCAAATATCCTTTCACTGAAGGAGGCTATAAGCCCTCCATACTTAGCTCGGGCTTCACGTCTAGCCGTTATATAATTAGGGGGATAGGATTCAATCATTAGAGCCATTTCTTTAGTCAAATAAGCTTGTTCTGATACTAATCCTCCAACATTATCTTCTAAGAATTCTAATTCTAGTAACTTCTGTTCTAGTTCTAGAGAAGCTCTCTGGTATGCATTACTAAGATAGCCATATATCCCAGCACTAGTAATTATAACTAAAAGTATAGTAGCTGAAGTTAAATAAATTTTTTGGAATGGATGGATATCATTCCATTTTCTATATAAAAAAGAGGCGGTTACCAGTTTGCCTAATTCAAGACTACTGGCCATTACAACTACAGACTTGAATGCGCCCGCAAATAAATGAGATAAGCCAAAGATAGAGAAAAAAGCCGCACAGCCTGCAATGAAGAAAGCCGATACTCCTACTAATAAGGAGAAGCGTTGACTCTTATCAATTACTTGACTGACTTGACTTTTTTTTGCGCTTTATTGGCAACTTGCTTACCAGCATTTTTAGCTGCACCAGCAGCCTTCTTGCTATATTTGCCAAAGCGTTGAGATTTTATTTCTAGTAGTCTTTTCATTTTCTTCCTAAAGTTAGGGGGTCTTTCACTATAAAAAACCCCCCAATCCTGTTGATCATTACCTACTATAGATTAAGTAGATTTAACGATGTATCTGTAGTCAGTGTGACCTAAGCCACCATGATATGAGAACCTGAATCTTGCAACAATCTGATTGGTGAAAGCAAGTTCACTGTTTGCTCCTTGAGATGCTGTAGCTGGTGAATAAACATTCAACCATAGCAACTGTTTAGAGAAATCACCCATATACCAATCGGAAGCACTTGACAAGAATACGGATGAAACAATGTTTAATCCACCTTGTGCAAGGTCTTTAACTGGGTTATATGTTGGTGACACAGTGTCTGTTTGTCCACCACCGAGCATTTGGCTATTCATGATTTGGAAAGCTTTCGCCTTCAAAGCATTAGGTATAAGCAAAGTATTAGGTACAATACTAATCTTATTCCCAGCTTCATCAACCATAGCATTAAATGCTTGATAGACATTGTCTAGATCTGTGTAATCTGCAAGTGTGTTACTTGCAGTAAGGTTGTCATTAGCATAACCATCGATGGCAGAGTGATCATTTGAATACATCGCAGCCGCATTCTGTGCGGATCCTTTGTAGACAGCCCCATTAAATGAGGTTTCTTCAAAGGCCGACCGTGCGGCACATTCGATTGTTTCAACAATCATTTTCTGCTTATGATGACCAGCTGCTCTACCGATATCACGAGCCCTGCTCATAACTTCGCCGGTACGGTCTTCAAAGATAATTTCTCTTGTAAGGGAAATCATACGACCAAAATCGGCCATAACGACTTTCCAGTTTTTCTCTCCAAAAGAGGTTTCTTCGTACGCCATACCTTGACGTCTCATAAGTGGGTTAGTGTCACCGGCTGTAAAGCCAACTACCAATTCATCATCGGTACGGGTGGCTTGAGCTGATCTGACAAGATCGCCTACACTTCCTAAAGCCAAATTATACTCATCGATTATATCTTTGTGTATAATTTTCTTAGCAACAGTGGGGAATGCTGAACTATCCATTGCTTCTGCAACTCTTGCCGCAGGTTCACTGATGTCGCAATCAACTAATTCTTCATACAATTGCTTGAATGAAATTTGATTAGTATTGATTTTTCCGTCATCAATTAACTGTGAAAAAGCTTCAGCAGCATTTTCGTATCCAACTCTCTTATTGCCTTCTGCCTCTTGTACTTTGGCTTCGACCAGGGATCTAATATTTCCGTTTTTCATGTTAGTCTCCTTTTATTAAGCTGATACGCTAAATAGTTTCTGCAAACTTACCACGTCGACCAAAACCTTCAAAGAGGTTGCGCTGGCTTTGTATTCCAAAGAGCTGACAATGGTATTTGCACCACCGTCTGCTTCCAATGTTCCATCGGATTTGTATTTGAGTCCTGCACCCGGAGTAAAACTCGCGGATGTGGTAGGACATTCAACAATAGCCTGAGTGTATACCATGATCTCTTGAGGACCATTAGCATCTTCAGACAATGTTCCACAAATACCAAGGAACGTTGCATCTTCTGTAGCAGCTGAAACTTTTTCAACGCCGGTTGCGTCCCAATGGACGAAATCCCCGACCTGTAGATCATCTGCAGCAGTTAGTTTGGGAAGTGTAAGACGTCCGTAAATTGGATCTCCATATTGTAATATGGCACTAGCTTTTAAATCAGCCATGTCTTACTCCTTTTTGCGATTAATAAATAGTCCATACTATATGAACTGTTTATATGATTTTATTGACTTAACAAGTTCTTCCACGTCAAAGACATGAGCTTCTGCTTGTTCTTCTACCTCGACGGAACCCTCTGTAGTGCGGACGCCGTTTCCGGATACCTCACCAGTAGCTGATTCTACCAACTCAAGACGATCGTTAAGTCGATCTTGAATTTCTTTTTCATCATTTAGCTTCATCAAATCTTCGATGAAAACCTCTGATACGAAAGCTGGATCCAGATTACTATTTGTAATAGCATCTTCCACCTTCTTACGTTTGGCTTTAGCAACTTCCTTAACCCTGTACTCATCGAGTTCAGTTTTTAGGGAGTCGTTAGCCTTAGTCGCTTCCTCTAGCATCTTTTCCAGATCTTCGACCTTAGCTTCCCATTCGTGGATAGAAGATTCCTCTTCAGCTTTGGCTTCGAAGTCAGCCTTTATTTCCTTACGGATAGTTTCGGCAATTTCTGGATATTCAGCTAGGAGAGCGTCCTTGGTCATTTCAGTGACTTTGGTCTTTTCTTCCATTGATGTATCCTCCGTTGGAGATTTTAGGTTTGCGACTTGATTCCGAAATTCCTCCATTACTGAAGAGAATTTCCGTGTGGCTTCATCGGCTATTTGAGAAGCCATGACCTCTACTACCCCCCCGCCTGCGGCAGGATAAGTAACGAAGTCTACGCTATTGAGAAATACTATCTCCTCAACAACATATTTCTGACGTTCATCAGTTTTAGCTTCACCTTCTTCAGGATCTTGCTCATACTCTTTGACTTTTGCTCTAGCGTCAATAGAGGCACCAACTTGGCCAGGGAATTGTTTTGCTAAATCGAATAGCCAACCCGTTTGTGGATTGTCTACCATTTCTACAACAGCAAAGGCAGCCCCTTTATCTTTGTAACTGTCTACTGCTACTGCTACTAAATCTTTGAAAGATCGCCCCATCATAGAACCAAACGTATCGTGATCCATATACATCTGGGGTCTTTCTTTAATATGATCGGCAATAGATTCTGCTACATCCTTGGAGTAGTAGTATCCGTTTTTTGACCAACCTTCATTAATCAATTTTACCGAAAGTCTCTTCTTCCCGCCCTCTTCTTCCATCGCATGGACAGTAAGACTCTCCTTAATTTCTACATAATCTTGGGGGATCATCCCCAAAGGTGGAGAGATACCTGTATTTTTAACTGCAATAGTCTCATTATTCATAATTTGTTCCTGGTTATAGTGCTAAACCGCTAACTAAGATGTCGGGCGTAATTTATAAAGGACCTAAAGTCCCATGCAAGGTTTTAGCTGGGCTCTTTAAATATTTCTAATAATTTATGTGTGCGCTCTTTTTCTTTAATATCATTACAAGAAGTACCTAGAATCTTAACCTCAAGAGATCCATAATAGTTCCCACTATTAAATTTTTTGAGGACAAATAGAATACCCATCCAAAAAGGAGTTCCCTTTCCAAATTTATTAACTTCGAAAGACTTCTCTAAGGCTTCTAAGACTTGTTGTCTTATTTTTTCTCTTTGGGTTTCTGTATAATCCTGTACGTTCATTTACGTATCCGACTACTATAATTTATAAGGAAGTGGGACAACTACCAAAGCCTTTGTCGGCCTGACCAATGAACCATTCTAGGGCCTATATGTAATGTTGTAAAAGATTCTATAAATACTCTTTTACCTTGTTCCCACTTACTAGAAAAATAAGAATCACAACCCGCAGCAGTATCAAAACTCTCGGGATACCAATTATCATTAGCTTGACAATTATATAATTGACCATAACCTAAAGGTAAAGGATTCTCCTTAGTAGATTCCACATTAGAATTCCAACCCATAGCTGAAAAAATTTCCGGTTCCTCAATATCTAAATAAGGCCTTATCCCCCTTAAAGTATTTAAAGGGTCGTTAGGTAATCTAAGCTTTAGATCATCAATAGTAGCCATCTTAGTATAGTCCCCCCCTAAATATCCAGCATCGAGTCCTGCTACTAATGCATGCATGTCATTTTTTATAAATATTAATATATCCTCTCGCATAATAACTCTACGGGGAAATCCATATAAACAATCAGGGTATAAAGTAGGTAGGAGATTTTTTAAAGTAATGGGCCAAAAGATATCAGCATCAGTAATCATAATAAAATGATTACCTTCCTCTTTCAATAATTTAAGACCTTCATTTATAGCAGCCCCCTTATTAAATCTCCCTCCAAAAGCCTCAGTAGGTAATACCCTTACTCCTAAATTTTTACAAGTAGTAATAGTTAAGCCATCAGAGGGTTTAGTTACTACTAATATTTCATCAAAACAATGTTTGTTATGAGGTAAGGTTAATTCTAAATAGTCGTGGAAGTCAACTGATGTAAGAATAGCGGTTAACTTATTTGCGCTTCCGTCTCCGTTTACCAGATCCTTTTGGATGGTGCCCTCCTTTTTCGGGGTGCTCCTTATTATGCTGGGCTTTACTTACCAGCTTAAGGTTGGATTTTTTAGTATTCTTTTTATTATGGTCTTTATGGTGAACTACCTGCCCGGCTTTGGCACCAGCTTTTTTTCTATAATAAGATTTGCTGGTACCGCCTTTCCATCGTCCATTACTTTTCCCTGTTCTTGCTAAAGGGGAAACCTTCTTTTTCGTAGGTTTAGACTTAGTTGCCACTACTTCTTCTTCTTTGTTTTTCTTTTAGGGCTATTAGGGCCACTCTTAATTTTCATCTTACCATTCTTCCGTACACCATCTTTAAAACGACTATCTACCTTCTTATGATCCTTGCGGGCCTTTGCCGCCGCTGCTGATTTTCCTTTTTTTGCTGCGGCCGCTTTTCCCTTCTTTGAATAAGGGAATTTTTTCTTTCCAACTTTTGGCATTTTCTTTCTCCTCTAGTTTTAACATTGCTTCAATTCGGTTAAGTCTAATAGAGATACTAATAAAGAAAAATAGGCTAAATAGTACATATAACTCCCAACCGGGGAAGTGCTGTTGTTCAAGTATAGTCTGAAGGTAATATATCATTAACCGCCAGACTTAGTATTAATGGGGGTAATTACGCTTGCTAAAATCTGAGTAAATCTAGCCATCCCCTCTGCAGGTGGTAGCTGTTTTGCTGTAGCATCTATTGAGTACTTTGCAGAAAAATCAGTAGACCTAGTATTATCTTTATGACTAGATACTGTTCCCGTTACATTGTAATGGGCTTTTGCTTCAACATGTGCTCCAAAACCTTTCCAACCTCCTGAAACTTCTGCGCCTTTATCAGTGACCGTTTTATTATCAGAAGAAGTGTTAGCTGTAGCGTGTTGACCAATCTCCATATCAAAATGTATAGACATAGTATCCATAGCAAAATTTGGAACGGTTACTAGTGGTAATACGGGCATTTGAATCTGTTGTTCAACATTAGCCACTTCACCACTTGTTGCATCATTGGTTAATCTATCTAGTTTTACATTTATTATATTTGCTTCCCTAGAGTCTCCATCCTCACCAGTAGCGGGTTTAAATGCTAGCTCTTCCACAAAGTCTAGTGTTACTTGTGCTAACTTCCTTTGCCCTTTTGCAGCCGCTATAATCGGAGCAACTATTAATGCCTCAATTGGTAGCCCTACAAAAGCCTGAGTTGTTGTGTCTTGTACTGCCATGATATTCTCCTTAGTTTGGTATCAGTTTATTCATTAGGTCTTTGATCCTTGCTAGCCCTTCAGGTGGTTCTTTACCATTAAATACCACCTTTATCTGTGCCATCCTCTTTGTAGACTTTCGTCCACTTAGATCAGTGATAAATTTATGCAATTTACCTCCCTTAGCCTTATCTTTTTCTTGGTCTCCTTCACCGAGAGTTACTTGCATCTCAATAGAGACCTCTTTTATAGCCATACCATTGTGGGGGACTAGAGTAATTGTAGGAACATCTACCTTCTCCAATTCTCCACTGCCACCCACTGGTAAATAGACGGGTATAGTATAGGGTCTACCATCTTTATCAAAGTAATCGTTTTTAATCTCCCCTAGATAATGCTGTTCAACCGTATTTTGTGCCTCTACAATAGCACTATAAATACTTTTAAAAATGTCATCTAATTGCATTAATTCTCCACTAATCCATCATCTTCAGTTAATTTAGCTAAAATATAATTCCTTAAATCAGTATCATGAGTTAAGTCAAAACAGTAAGGTTGTTCTTGACCTTCAATTCTTAATACTAATAAACAATCCTTAACTAATTTTTCCAATTCAACTTGAGCCTCTACTTGACTATATTCTTCTGGCTCCTTTTCTATTATTAAACCCTTCATTTTGTCCATTATTATACTCCTACAAATGTATCAGATTTTTTATCTTCAGGTTTTTTTTCAGGAGGTTTAGGTACTGTGGGGCCTTTCTCTTCCCCACCTTCCGGTTCTTCTGGTCCAAGTGTCTGAGATTCATTCAGCATATTAGCCAGCTCTCGCCTCCAATTATAACCGGCTTTAGCAGCTAGAGTTGCTGCCGAAGCAATACCTATTTCTTTATGGATTTTAAATACTTGAGCTTGTGATTCCAGGTCTTCCCTTATAATCTCGGGAAATTCCATTCCCAAGGGGATCTCTTCAGTAGCTATAGGTTTATAAGTAATAGCAGGTTGTAGCATTTTTTCGGCCTGTTCTTTTATATAGCTAGGCTTCTTTTTTTCCACAATCATTTCATTAATCTTAGTCATAGTCTCAATAAGGGCTTCTTGAGTATACTCTGGAATCCTAACTCTTTTAGGTAGTTGCCCAGCCGCTATAGCAGATTTTATTACAAGCCTATACATTTTCTCAAAGCCCGATTCAAAGAATTCCTGCTGCCCTCTAATATATTGACTAAAAGGTGTATCAGCCTTTCTAATTGAAGCATAATTCTGTTGATCTGCTCTTTGGTTTAAAATATGTATGGGTAAACTTGTTCCAGCCCCAATAGTATATAGGATTGATAACCCGTCTTCTTTTGCATCATCAGCTCCAATCTGAGGTTTTTCAATTCTATATTTTACATTCTCAGTTTCAACTAGCATTACGCCGCCCCGAGGAGCTCGCCTTTTCCTTTCGGTAGATTCTGGCATCCTTCCTCTTATTTCTTTAATCCATACCACCTTAGCTCTTTCATGATTTAATCTTATCCTATCCATCAACCAATCTTCATAATATTTCAAATGTCTAAGAACTGGAGATAGGGGGACTCTACCCCTAATTTCTGTATCAACCCCCATCTTCATCATTTGAATAACCGGCATAGCCTGTAACTTATTAGTAGAAGTTTTTCCAGGCTTCATTCCAATTGAAGATGATAAGTAATCTTCATACTCAAAATCGGGTACCCACAAATCTCTTTTATACTGTTGTTGAGTCCCCATAGGAGAATGATCATACTCCCAATGGTAAGCAAATTTAGTTTCAATATCCTGGGGGTGAGTTTCTATATCTGCAATCTCTTGAGGTCTTATGCGTCTTATTTTAACTTCCCCATTTATAGGATTAATATAGTAAGCAATAAATAATTCACCCTCCATGTAGCACATCTTGATAAATTGCTTTTCTCGTTTAACCATATCATTTTTAAATCTAAAATCTCTAATAACCTTCTCAACTTTAGCATTATCAATATTGAATTTCAATCCACCACCTATAGAATACATAGTCCAGTTATCAATAATGGATCTACAATGAGGGTCATTAAAGTATTTTACATATACAGCTTCCTGCATAGTAAATAATTGATCTACAGTTTGGGCGCTATGGAAAGCGGGATAGGAAGAACTATTAAAGTCATACCCACCTATAAAATGCTCTAGAGATCTTTTCTCATTAGTATCTTTCCCCTTTGCTGGCTCTGATTGTTCATAAAGATAAAAGTAATCTTGAGGCTCATTCCCCACCGTAATCTGGGGTTGTCTACCCGAGGAGTGCCACTGCTTTTCTTCGGCCATAGCAGTCTCCCTTTCTAAGGCCACCATATTATCAACCTGTGCTTTAGAATAAGGTCTAATTTTATTTAAAAAGTCTTTTATTTTACTCATGGTTCTCTCCTCTATACTTCATAGTATTCTTCATCATCAAATTGATAATTGTCAAAAAACGAATCTCCCGTTAGAGAGTCTTGTTCTTCATCTGATCTAAAATCGTACTCTACTTCATTATTGACTAAGTTATAAACTCCGCCAGCCATACTTTGTAATAGATCAATGGTACCTCTTGGTTTATGATCCACTTTATTTTTCCTGTAATCTATTTCTGCCCCCGTAGCTTCTTTTACCCAATATTCATGATAAGGTATAGAAATTCTTGTATCATAAAGGGCATCCTTCAAAGATTGCATAGCACCCATTATTTGACCCTCAGTAGAAACCCTACGTATACCATCATCACTTCTAGCATGCTTATCTAAGATTAATTTTGTAGCAGTCCTATCAATAGATAATCTCCCGACCTTATAACCCTGATTCCTCAAAATTTGGATAGAGTCTACAGATTGAAAGCCATCAAAAGTTAATAAGGCTATATAAAATCCCCTTCTAGTAATCTCATAAATAACTTCCCTTACCTCACTTAATAAAACTTCTTCTCCCCTACCTGCTTTAATTCTCCCAAGAAAATCAAACTTTATAAAAGGTAATCTAACATTCCTAGACTTTACTCCATTAAACTCTAGATCGTGAACAATCCTCTCTTCAAAATTAGGGGCATGACACATTGAAATTCCCACCGCATCCTTCTTAAGACCCAAGTCAATATGCATATATCTATTGTAGGGGTTTCCCGTTCCCGCTGTAAAGTCTGGATGAAAAACCCTCTTCTCCTCATTAAAGGGGTTTTGAAAGGCCTCCTTCTCCAATCTCATGATCTTATCTTTACTCCTAATAAAAGGTCTAGTCGATTCAGTAGGAATACAGGCAATATCTCTAAGGAAATTTTCTGGGTCCCTAAGAAAATTAGGCTTGAGTTCTAGTGGTACTTTTACAAGGGTAGGCATATTAGTTATACATATAAGTTA